TTAATACTTGGAGATAGTATTGAAAAATTAAAAGAATTAAAAGATAATAGTATTGACCTATTAGCCACCGACCCTAGCTACGGATTACATTTTATGGGTAAAGATTGGGATAAAACATTACCACCAACAGAAATATTTACCGAGTGTTATAGAATATTAAAACCTGGTTCGTTCATCGCAGTTATGTCCTCACCTCGTAGTGATTTATTATATCGTATGATACAGAAATTAGAAGATGCGGGGTTTGATATGAGTTTCAGTCCAATTATGTGGACTTATCATAGTGGGTTCCCCAAAGCATCAGATGTTAGTAAGATGATTGATAAAAGGGCTGGTGCTGAACGAGAAGTAGTGGGTTCAAGACCACATAGAAATACACCTAATACTCACGAAGGATATAAGAGACCTATTGATGAAGAAAGATTAAAAACAGGAGCACCAATCAGTATAGCATCAACAGACCTGGCAAAGAAATACGAAGGAAGTAAATTAGGATTCCAACCTAAACCTGCCGTGGAACATATTATTATTGGTATGAAACCACACGGACAAAAAAGTTATATTGATAATGTATTAAACTTTGAGGCACTACCTGATAATATTAAAATGACTTATCCATTTCTACAAGTTCCTAAACCAGCAAAGAAAGAAAAAGATTTTGGAATGACCGGTGAAGAAAAGAAAAAACCACAACGAGACGAAGGACAAGAGAACTTTGATGTTCCATTTAAGAACAGACCGAATACAGCAAAGAATATTCACGCAACGGTTAAACCTATTAAACTTATGTCTTACATCATTACCTTATTCACAAGGGAAGGTGATTGGGTTATTGACCCCTTCCTAGGCAGCGGAACAACTGGTCTGGCCTCAAAGTTATTAAACAGAAACTTTATTGGAGTGGAAAGAGAAGAAGAATACTTTGATATTTGTAATGAAAGATTATCTGTTTCAAGAGAGGAACTAATAAAGTTTTTTAAGGATAAGAAATGAAATACTCAAAAGGTATAATGTGGTTAGATGATTGTAGGATTCCTTTTGTTGATGAGGGGGATATTAAATCAGCAACACCAGGTTCATTAAACGCAACAGGTGAGTTTAGTTTGTTTGGATTAAAAAGTGGTAATGAGTTAGATAAACAAGGTAGATTCACCCCTAATTTACTGGTATGTGATGATATGTTAAATGATGGTATAAAACCAAATAAGGGTCATAGAGCAAAAACTAAGGTTACAGGTTATGGTGAGTTTGGTGGGGGTAAGAGTGAATATCACGGAATAGGTAAATATATGGAGGTTGATAGTAAATCAAGATACTACGACTTAGATAAATGGTTTGATAAAGTTATAGATGAGATACAGTAAAGGTATAATGTGGTTAGATGATTGTAGGATTCCATTTGAGGCAGACGATAAGTTTGATATTAGAAGGTATAAAGAATATCACGACACATTTAGTTCTTATGAAAATACTGGTTCGGCAGATGGTAAGTATGAAGTAAATGAACCAGACACAAAAGGTAGATTCACCCCTAATTTACTGGTGTGTGATGATATGTTAAATGATGGTGTTATAACTAAACAAAGTAAGAGAACATATAAACCAACATCACATCAAGGTTCTTTATTTGGTAATAGTCCCCAAGCACACGGAGAAGGAATTGGTGATAGTGGTTCATCATCAAGGTATTACGATTTAGATAAATGGTTTGATAAAGTAATAGAACAATTATGAAAGAAGAAGGATGTGGCAAATGTAAGCCAAAAGAAATAACAATATCACAAATAGAAGTTTATAGCAAAGAAGAGTTTGATGATATAATGCCGATGTTAGATAGATATTCTATGACACCACAAGAAATACAATACATCTATGATTTTTATAATAGAGTATTTGGAACAAATAAAAGACCTGGTTGCGGTAAATGTTTTATCAATATTGCCAAGCACTTAAAGGCAAGATACAGAGAAAAATATAGCAACTAAATATTAAACTACACATATACTACAGATTATGGCTAATATGAACTTACATAAGTCCGGTAAGAAGTTTGAGAAGAACGACCCACGAATAAATCGTAATGGAAGACCAAGAAAGTTTATCTCGAAACTTAAAGAAACTGGATATACACAATCAGAGATACTTGACGCAATACAAGTATTAATATCACTTAATAATGAAGAATTAAGGGGAATTAAAAACAATCAGGATTCAACGGTATTGGAACAGACAATAGCATCAGCTATTCTATTATCAATACAGAAGGGGGACTTAAATACTTTAGAGACATTACTAACAAGAGTATATGGAAAACCAAAGGAAAAGATTGAACAAGACATAAAAATAACATCACACGTTATTAAATTAAAGTTTGGAAATACAGATGAGCAAGAACAAGATGGTGCCGAGACCACCGAAGGATAAGGATAGATTGGAGATGTTATACATCTTAAAACTAAGGAAACAAATATACGAAGAAGCGAAGTTAAGAGCTTTATCAGGAACAACAAATGAATGAGATTACAGTTCAGGGATTCACCCCAACCAAGAAACAACAAGAGATTATAAATGCTTGTACCGATAATGTAACAAAATATATTATTGGTTGTTTCGGTAGACAATCAGGTAAGTCATTTACCGGACAGAACCTAATATTAAAATGGGCATTAGAAGATAATGGTTCAACATCTATGTGGGTCTCACCGGTATATTCTCAAGCAAAGAAAGTATTCTCTGAACTAGTAAATACAATAGCCGAAACAGGACTAACAAAATCTGTCAATAAGTCAGAGTTATTTATTGAGTTTATAAATGGTTCAGTAATCTATTTCCGTTCAGGTGAAAGAGAAGATACACTCAGGGGTTATACATTAGATTATCTTATAGTTGATGAGGCGGCATACATTAAAGATGTTGTATGGAGTACGGTATTAAGACCTACAGTATTGGTTAAGGGTAAGAAGGTATTATTCATATCAACACCAAAGGGTAGGAACTGGTTCTATAATATTGCCGTTAGAGGTTATGGTGATGAGAACAAACAATATAAAACATTTCACGCCACATCATTTGATACACCATTTATTACACCAGAAGAATTAGAAGAAGCCAAATTATCATTACCGGATTCAATATATCGTCAAGAGATAATGGCAGAGTTTATGGAAGATGGAGGTGAGGTATTCTCATCATTAAGTTCATCTTGTGTATTAACCTCATACCCCCCTCAAGTAGCAGGAGAAAAATACTATGGTGGAATTGACTTTGGAAGACAAAATGACTACACAGTATTAACAATACTAAACTCAAAAGGAGAGTTAGTAGATTTTTATAGGGAAAGACAAAAGAGTTGGGATATTATTATTAGTGAGGTTGTAGCAAAGTTAAAGAGATGGAAACCAGTAGCAATAGCCGAGGTGAATAGTATTGGTGATGTATTATATGAGAACATAAGAAAACAATACCCCGCAATACAACCCTTCGTAACCAATAATGAATCCAAACAAAATATGATTGAAGATTTAATTATGGGGTTAAATGAGAACAAATTAGTTCTACCAACAAATGAACTCAATACAGACCTTTACAAAGAGTTAAGTGTCTTTACGTATGAATACTCACCCAAGACAAGAAAAGTTAAATACGGGTCTCCTAATGGGTTCCACGATGATACTGTAATAAGTTTAGCACTAGCATACCAATCATTTAAGAAGAAGGCAACTTATGGAACTTATAAAGTTAGATAATGTGTATAAAATAAATAAAAAAGATATTTTAATGTAATGGATAAATCGTTTGTAAAATACAAAGGTAAGAAATACGAAATACAGGAACCGACCATAGAGATGTGGACGAAAATAATGATGCTACAAGAGTGGAGTGATGAACGTGAGTTTGCCGTTAAACTAATAGCAGAAATAACTGGTTTATCAATTCAAGAGATTGAGGACGCAGATTATGATGAAGTATTATCAGCATCACAAACAATATCAGAGTATTTCATTAAAGACAGCTCAAAGTTTATAAATGAGTTTGAGTTTAATAATAAGAAGTATAAGTTCTTAGATTTACCCAACTTAAAGTTCGGGGAGTTTATTGATATTGATTCTTTCTTAACAAAGACAGAAGCAGAACGTAAAAGACAAATGAACTTATTGATGGCGATGTTATATCGTGAGGTTGATGAACAAGGAAATTATTTACCTTATGATTCCAAAGTATTAGATGTCAAAGCCGAGGAGTTCAAGAAACTACCAGTAAAATACTTACACGGAAGTTCGAGTTTTTTTTTGCGTATAGAAAAAATATTACAAGGAAATACGACGGTCTCTTTTTGGAACAGAACGAAGATGATGG